CCACTATCCGATGCAAGCAACTCCCTTCTATCGGCAAGCTCTACGCAGGGCACTACAAACCGAAGAGCCTCATCATGAGTGAAGCCAACGTGCACAAGCACCCACAGAGCGTCGTTGAAGTCCTGCGCCACGCTGATAACGCCGTCCTTCATCAGCTCCCCCTTACTCCCATGAGGGCCTTCTCGTCCCACACGAAGCCCACGTGCAAATACACGTCATAGGAGTTTGGAAGATCCGCGTCCTTCAGAGCCAAGAATCGGCCCAAGGTCGCGTAACCGTGGTCGTTTTCGGCTTCTGCCAGGGTGTTGACGAGGCCGTTGATTACGTACGCCAGCCCTTCAGGGGTTGGCGCACCATATCCCGCAACTTCGCTGGCATAGCTCCAGCCCTTGATGGCAAAGATCGTGGACAGCTCTTCGGGGGTGAGAGACCACTCCCCGTTAATGCGTGTCGGCCGCGGAATCACTCGTTGCAGATCCTTCCACTCGGGTGATCTCTCTTTGGACGTACCAAGCAGCCTTCCGAAGATCCGGAATAGGGTCTTCACTCTTCAACCCAGCCCGCCATATGTATTTGAAGGCATTTCCCAAGTTGAAGCCCATCCACTCTGTTATCTGGATGCACTCAACTCCGGATGGATGCGACGTGTAATGCGTGGGGTGGTTTACGTCACTGCTCGTCGTCATCCGACTCCCCGAAGAAGATGACGATCAGGTCGTCATCCAGGTCGTCGTCATCGTCTGACATGCAGTCACCGCCACACCAGCAGCCGCCTTCGTCCTCGTCCCAAAGGTCGTCGAAGTCGTCGAGGTACGCATCAAAGTCCTCAAGCGAACCCTCAGCGAGGTCGTCAAAGGTCTCAGGCTGATAGCTCATTGATTCTCTCCTTTATCGATCCTGGCCCGTGCTCGCGACGGAAGGAATTCACATCTCCTCCCGTCATAGTGATGATGTGGGCAGTCTCCAGACCGCGTTGAACAGTCGCCCCAAACTCGCGGCCGGCCTTGTCGTCGTCCGCTAGCACGAAAACGCTGTCATACTGCCTGAAGAGCAACGTCCACACGGGGAGCCATGTATTTGCTCCGGGGATGCCCACGGCTGGCAAGCCGTCCTGCTCTGTTGTCTGTGCGTCGATCTCGCCCTCAGTGATGCAGATCTTGCTATAGGGCTTGGTCAGCGCAGACGTGTTGTAGAGCCTGGATATGTCGCCAGGCATTGTCAGATACTTAGGCCCCTCCCCGTCGAGGCGCCGGTATCTGATGCTGACGACAGACCCATCGGGGGCTAGGTATGGGATGCTGATGCATCGCGTGTATTTCTCATGTCCCGGCAAAGGGTCGTCGCCGACGTACCCGAGTTTGAACTTTCTGATTGTTTCGTCGGCTAGTCCTCGCTCCTCCTGGAGGTACGTCTCCGCCTCCGAACCTTTCAGGTTCTCGACATACTTCGTCGAGGCTCGTCCCAAAAAGGCCCTCCAGGAATCGGACGGCACTAGGGTAATCCGCGTCCTCCTTTATCTTCACGAGATCGATGGCGTCGCCGCCCTTCCCGCATGCCATGCACTTCCAGCCGTATCCGTTGGTCCGGGCGGATGGACGCTCTTCCACATGGACGGGACAGAGGATGCTCACCCATCTGGTATGTCTCATATTTGGCATGCTGATGCCGTAGCGCTCAAGCACTGGCCGGAGGGGGATGTCCATCGAGGTACTCCCGGTAGTACACGGCAGCCATGTCCCTATAGAGCCAGTTGGGGACAATGGATAGGCCGTCGCTGGTGGGTCGGCCACGGCGCCTTAGAGAGACCACCCAGTCCGTCACGCCCTTGTTGGACGCCTGCTCCGCGGCCTGGTCGGCTACTGCCCAGATGGAAACCCGAGCTACGTCCTTGAGTTGGACGCAGAGCGGAACGTTGCCTGTGTCGGTATCTCCTTGGTCAGCGCCGCCGTGGCGCTGGCCGTTCCTCCGGAACGTGAACCCGGCCTCGTTCATGAACTTGCAGTGATCGGACTCCCAGCGGTAGCCCTTGCGTTTGTTGGCCCGGTTACGCTTCCTAATCGCCGGATCGCTCAACCGCGGCCTTGGTCTTGCTCGACTTGGGCGCCACCTTGGCGGACTCGGCTCGGCCTGCCTCCAGGCCAGCCGCGTACCGCTCCTCAGAGATGAAGCGGAAGGCCGCCATCACCTCGTCGGGGATGTAGCTCTCCAGTGAGAAGCGGACCCCGTCAATCTCGAAGTTGCTTGCCACGTGTCTCCTTAATGCATCTCTTCGTACACCCGCCGATAGTCGGGTGCTTCGTCGGGATCCTTGATCGTCATCGTGCTCAGGTCACAGTCAAGGGCGACTGTGTAGCGGCCGGCCGGCGACGCCGGCCCACCACGGTTCTTGACGATCGCAACCCCCATGTCCTCGAAGAGGGTGAGCACCACTTGGGGGATCTTTCCGACCTTGCCACGAAGCCCCGATAGGGGAATCGGTCGGTCTCCGTCCTCGTACTCACCCGTGACATGCGCCAGAACAACGACGCATGCTCGGGTGTGTCTGGCCAGGTCCTTCAACCAGGCGAGGATGTTTTCTTGGACCATGTAGGCTTCGCCGGCCTCGTCGCTCACGACGTCACGCAAGTTGTCGACGATGATCATGGTCGGGTATCGAGAGTAGAGGTGGGCGTACGCCGTTACCCCATTCTCGATGTCGTCCAAGCTCGGGGACGTGTTGAAATCGAATCGGATACGGCTGATAGCCTCTAGCTCCTCATCGAAATCATCGACGTCCCCAGACTCCATTGCTTCTAGAACCTCATTGAGAGGTCGCCCGCTCAGGATGCTGACGCACCTTGAATACTGCTCGGCTTCATCACTGTCCGCCGAGAAGTAGAGGCCGTCGACACCGCTCTTGAGCAGGATCGTGCTCGCAAGCGCGCTCTTTCCGCCGCCTGGTGCAGCAGCTATCAGTACTAGCTGTGACCTGCGGAAATGCATGCCAGCTTGGGCCAGGGTTTGAAACACCGTAGGGATTGGTTGCCCTGCGCTGCGCGCCCTGGCCCGTGCTCTGGTGATCAGATACACAGGTAGGCCCTAGCTCTTAGTCGTCTACCACTATTGAGTTCTCAATCTGGTATGTCTCACTACCAGCAGGCGCGTTCCCCGGAGATTTCCCCCGCTAGGGGCTTTTCCGGAGGCGCAAGATCTACGTTAGCACGATCCTGGTATGTCTCACAAGCGGCTTTTTGAAACCCCGCTTGGCGGGGTTCGTTAGTTCGTTAACACCGCGGAGATGGGACAGCGGTGCTTGACGGAGCATGACCAGCAGTTATCTGCGCTGGGGCTGGGCGGGTACTTGCCAGCCGCGTAGGCCGTGCGCTCCATCACGTCCATGCCGACGATCCACTCTTCGAGCAGCTCGTCTCCGAACTTGTCCAGGTCGATCGGTTCCGTGGGGGCTGCGTCGCGGGCCATGTAGTAGTCCCCCTTGCGGGCATAGATGCCGAAGACGGCATGCACGGCACGCTGGTAGACCTTGAGCTGTAGCGGCGTGTACGGCGGCTTCGCCCCGGTCTTGAGATCTCGTATGCGGATCTCGCCCGTCCAGGGGTGCTCAAGTATGAGGTCGATGTACCCAACAACGAGGACGCCCGCGATCTCCGTCCGGAAACCAACCTCGGTAGCCGGCCGCCCGTCTGGTAGCTCCCAGGGCAGCCACGGTTCCGATGTTGTGAAGTCAATGTAGTCGGACACCTGTGCCAGGCCGGCGCTGTAGCGCTCGGCGATGTCTGTCTCTGTCGACTTCCGTCCGCCGCGGAGCCACATGCCCAGGCGCGGCTGTTGCTCTTTGGCCTCCGCAAGCAGCTCGTGCCACGCGGTGTCAAAGACCTCCTGCGCCTCGATGACGGTCATGGTTCGCATCGATCGTTCGTAAGCTTCGGCAGCCTTATGGAATGCAGTTCCTTGGATGGACCACGCTGCCGGGAGCTGGTCGACGCGATCAATACGTTCCAAACGATAGGCCATGGGACAACGGGGGAAGCTCTCAGCTTGGCTAGCTGACCTGTGCAAGCGGCATCTCCTCTGCGATGGGCTCCCACTGCAAGTAGGAGCGAAAGTAGTGCTCTTCGTACAACCACTCAGATCCCCCTACGCGGGAGGTAGCCCCTCCCTCTCGGCGGAGGCGTGCACCTTGCGGAACAACCCTTGCGATCGCACGGGTTACCGCCTCGTACTCGGCGTACCGCCCCCACTTCAGTTGCAGGGCATACCAGCCCTTATGGGAGATCTTCGTGACCCAAACCCCTCCGTCACGGTAGATAATCTCGCTGCTACCGAAAGCGACGATCTCCATCCATGAAGGAGCTGCGGGGGGCCTGCTGTGCAAAGGTTTCTCCTGACGAATCAGGGGGGCCGCGCCGCCCCCCTGCGATATCTAGTGCTATCGGGTCTTTCTACTTGGGGCCTTGGAGAGCTGCGTCGCGAAGCTTGCGGATGAAACCCCCTCCTGGGGGTTCGGGGGTCTCAAAGAATCCGCCCGAGGGGTCAAGCTCGGTTCCCTCGTAGTCGGGCCGATAGTCGACATCCCGCTTTCTGTCGATTAAGTCATTCGCCCACCCGAAGGCGGCATGAAGGTACTCCATGTCGCCACCTCCTGTTTGAGCAGCGGAGTCCAGTGAGCGCATGTACTTGAGCGGCAGCGCAAGCGCATGCTTCTTGTCGATCGTCCAAGGAAAGTCGTGCCACACGTAGTCACGCACTTCGCCAAGGCGCTGTAGCGCCCTATAAACGGTCGCGCGGGACACGCGGAGTTCTTTGCCAATGTCTATCGGGCTAAGTCCAGCCCGCTTAAGCCGATAGACCTCCCGGTCATCGACCTGTTGGCGAGGAGCCATGACGGGGAAGCCTCCATGCCTGAGGGTGCATTGCTCTGGGTTTCAGCCCATCCTGGCATGTCTCACAACCCTCGTCAATCTGTTCTGGCTTGGTTACGTAGAGTGAGGCCCGGCATAGCCGTCCGCTGCGGGCTCCGGAAAGAGAGTTAACAGTGCCGTACGACCCTAGGTAAAGGTCTGGACCGATAATCTCGTTTCAGTTACGAAAAACTATGCAGACTGCGACCTCTTGACAAGATCGCTTGGAGCGCTCGCGCGAGGTTTGGCCTGGTCAGCGGCACCTCGCGCTCGCAATTTCCTGAGTTGCTACTCAGTCTCACCAAAACGTGAAAGCCGCTACCAGATCCCACACGTTTTGGGTTTTCGCGGACAATCGCTCAGCTTCCGGAGACTCTGTAGTCGTCACTGTCGGTGTTGGTATCACCGGACTGCGCGACGGCTCAGGCGTGCCATCCGTAGGCGACACTGTAGGCGTTGCGGAGGGATCTTGGGTAGGGGTCGGATCCGCCGTAGGAGGGAGCGTGGTGGGTACGTCTGTCGGCGGCGCAGATGGCGTAGCCGTGGGGTGAGGAGTGACGGGCGATTCCGTGGTGGGAGGTGCCGAAGTACTTGGCACCGATGTTGGCCCTGCTGGCGCCGCAACAGTGGGCACCACTGAGGGCGCGGGTGACGGCACGGAGGACTCAGAGACGGTCGATGCCACCTTTGTGGGTGCCGTGCTTGCCGGCGCCGTGGGCGCCGCTGGACGTGTCTTCGCCACAACCGGCGTCGCATGCGCTTCGGCCGCCGTCGCGCTTGGCGTTGGCTCAAGCGTCGTTGGCGTGGCAGCCGGGGAGATTAGTTCGTTGCTTGGTGTAGGCAGTGCCGCGCTAGGGCTCATAGCCAGTGGCCCCAACACGCGGGGATCTCTCGTGTCCTCCACAATCTGATAGGCGACCTTAGGCGGCTCTGGAGCCGCCTGCGACACAGTGATGGGTGCTGCCACGGCCGCGACCGTAAGCGCAGCCCCAGCCATCACCTGAGGGGCGGACGCCACTACACCAGTCACCACGGTTACGCCGCTTGAGAGCGCTCCCACGATGCCCGTTCCTCCGGCCGCCACTGCCGGTACACCGATGGTGGCTGTGGCACCGGCTCCCGTTGCTGCCGCTGTCCCCCCCGCTGCGCCAGCTCCAAAGGACAGCTTTTTGGCAAGCACTTGCACGATCAGGATGCCCGGAATGAACGGGATGGCGAAGAGTCCATGCATGGCCCGTCGTGGCGTCAGCCGACGTAGGGCCCGCCACCTTCGCCGTGCGGTGTCGCGTTCCTTCTGCGGTAGCGACGTGTCTTCGGAACGTTCCTTGTTGTACTCAGCCGCAACGTGTGCCAGTAGCCGCGCGGGGGTCATTCCCTCGACAGGTTCCGGCAGGGGATATTGGTCGAGCCGTTCAAGGATGGGATCCCACCGCTTTTTGGCCCGGCTTATGCTCGCCCCGGACGTACCCTCCGGACCGAGCATTGATGCGATTTTGATGGGTGACAGGCCGCGCCTCAGCAGCTCAGCCATGACGAGGTCCGTTAGTTCGTCCAGACCTTCGTAATCGCGGCTCATTCGGTGCAAGACTGCCTTGGCAGTCTGCCCTACCT